GTGGAAACATTCAAATTTACGAAAACAAAGCTCGAAAACCTCCCATCAGCCGAACGTGGACAGGTTGAGTACGGCGATACCATTGTTAATGGCCTGCGCATCCGTATTGGCACCAGTGGTGTGAAAAGTTTCTGTATCTCACGTAAGAGAAACGGAAAATTTATCCGTGCCACGCTGGGCCGTTTCCCGGACCTTACTATTGATAATGCCAGGGCAAAGGCACTCGAAATGCTGGGCGACGTAGCGACCACCGGGAGAAATCCCAATGTGGAGAAGCGTGTCAATGAGAAGGCTTCTGTCACGCTTGCCGATGCGCTGGATGCCTATATTAAGAACCGTGGCCACCGCCTGAAACCCACAACCGAAAAGCAATATCGCGCTATCTTGCAAAATTACTCTGGCGACTGGATGAAACAATCCCTCGCTACCATTTCGCGTGAACGTGTTGAACATCGGCATAAAGCGGTGACTGATGGTTCTGTCTGGTTTGGCGCTGATAAGGAAACGCTACGTGCTGGCGTAGGAACCGGTAGTAAAGCCCAGGCTGACCTGTGGGCCAGAGCACTACGCGCCGTTTATCGTTTCGCACATGATCATTATCGTGATGAAGAAGGGATAACGTTGTTACCTGACCCGCCAACACTGGTGCTCAGCACTAAACGTCAGTGGCATGGCACGGTCAGAAAGACAGAGCGCATCCGTACCCATGATTTTGCTCGTTGGTTAAATGCCGTCGATGTGGTTCGTCATAAGGCCGAAGAGGGACGGGACGATGTAGCTGCAGCAATATGTGACGCTGTAGAAATGTCGATGTTTACCGGGCTGCGTAAATCTGAAATATTCGCGCTAACATGGGAGCGGGTGAATATTGGCGGTCGCTATTTCTGGATAGATACCACCAAGAACGGCGATCCGCTCGAGCTGCCAATCACTGAAACTCTGCTGAATTTGTTTCGTCGCCGGCTGAAAATGAAAGGCGGAAATGAGGCTTTAGTGTTTCCTGGCGCTAAAGGAATCATTAAAGAATATCGCCATGTTATTGAGCGTATCAGTGCCGCCACTGTTCCTGACCACAATCCTGATATGCTCCACCCAATTCCTTTCAAATGGCACGATGCCCGGCGTACTTTCGGTACGGTTGCCGAGTTGGTGGGCGTTGGTAGCTATATTCTCAAACGACTGATGAACCACCGAACGATGCGGAGTGCAGATGTTACTCAGGGCTACCTTCATTTTGGTGCTGATGAACTACTGGAACCAGCTACCCGAATTGAACGGGCCATTCTGGAACATGCGGGGCTGGTGGAAACCAAGAAAGCCATCGACGAACAATTACTGTCTGCATTAGGCAATTTGACCGATGAAGATAAGAGACGGCTAATTTTTGAATTACTAAATCCAGCCACCAAATTCAGGGGATATAATGAAGATTGAATCTCTCGCCATGACAATCGATGCCGCCCTTATCGATAAACGGTTACGCGAACTTGCAGGGAAATCCTCAGAGGAAGTGAAAATATTTTATTACGATATAAAGACCAAAGAAGAGATTCCTGCTGAAATGGTATTGGAGTGGATTGGTGTTACTGGGCGAATCCCTAGGTTTTCGAATACAGGTTGTGAGGAAGCGGATGACTTATTTACTTCAGCAGGTTTGCTGCAATTGCATGGGTATTTGGAGCAAGCAAAAAAGACTTTAAAACATGCTTTTTATTTATCGTCTTTGCATCACACTGAAGGAGATAGGTTAGAACGACTCGAAAAAACTCTACATTCAGCCAAACAACAAGCCGTTGCGAAAAAGCCAAGAAATAAAAATTATAATGAAGCTATGCGTATTGCAAAAAAAACCTGGGAGAAATATCCATGCGCTTCGAAAGGACAGCTTTGTGAGAATTTAAGGAAGCATTTTAATAATGGTGTAAGTGTAGATCGGCTGGATGCGTGGTTCACGGAAGCGGGAATAGTTCCTCCAAGACCACCGAAGTACACGTCATTTTGTCTTGTATTCTGATTACCCTCATAGCCTGGCTATGCCCCCTGTTTAGCCTGGCTATGCACCTTATTTAGTATGAATCTCAAAACTAAAGTAACTCCGAAGTTAACTAGGCATACATGGAGCTACTTATGTATCTATCTGAAATAAAAAATTCAAAAAAACTTACCCGCAAAGAAGCTGCTGATCACTTGGGGGTAAATCCTCAGACGTTGGCAAACTGGGCTCATACTGGCAAGGTAAAAATCCCCTTTCATAAGGTTGGTCGGAAGGTCATTTACTTCAAGTCTGATCTGGATGCTTATCTGGATTCCACCCGCAGAACGCAGACGGTTTAAGGGGCTGGATATGGCAAATAAAACAAAGGCGGCCATGCCGGGCCGCCAGAGTTACAACATTTTATTGCGTATACAAGGTACCAAGCCCAGCGCTGGTGGTCAAAATCAGGCTTTTGGCTCAATACCTAATTTGCGAAGCTTTTCCCGGCAGGCTTCTTTAACCCAAGAGCTGAACTGTCCCGGGCCAGCTGCTTCGTTGATTTGTTCAAGTAATTCATCTTCAAAGCGTATGTTTTTTGCTGTGCTGCTCGAGCGGTCAAAGCCGCGTTTAGGCTTTTTTTCTTGCATTGGTATATACCGGTCGTGTAGAGTGAATGCTGATGGTATATACCATCTGCTTTTGAAGCAAGTTTTAAAAACAGCGAAGCCCGGAAGTGCGCGAACACTAACCAGGCTTCTGACCAAACCGTTAGTTGAGGTAACAGTTATGGCTGGTAAACAGCATACCCAAACTCACCCCAAATTTACATGGCTATTCCTCGGTATACCGAAGGGGCAGACCTGCACGCCTGTAGTTATCCGCATTGCCGCCGACACCGAAGAAGAAGCCCACGAATGGTATTCCAGATGGGATCTAACCTTTGCTGCGAAGATTCGCTCTGAATGTTTGCTGTACCAGTATGTCAACGGCGCCTATGAGTTGACGATTCCCGGACAGGAGGTACTTCATGGCTAACAAAACCACCCTGATAAATGACCTCCCCGTTTGGCAGGAAGTTGATAGCGCGTTGGGGCAGGTTTTGTCCCTACAAATTGCGCTTGAGCTGGCTGCTCATGAAATGGATAAGGACGATGTTATTGCCGCGATGTGTGGCATACGGCATCTGGTTTACCACGTGGCTGGGGAACTCGAGAATGTTGGCAAAATGGAGGTGCGTCATGCCTAACCAGCCACAAGTTAACGAAATTTTTGACGTGGTTCGTCGGTCTGATGGGATGGTTATGAATCATATCTCATCTGGCAATCGCTATATGGTCTATACGCTAAACGGATTGGTATCGGTTAGGACATTAATGGCAGACGAAATTGTGGGTACTCCTAAACTCTTTGAGCTGATTCTTGAACGCGCCGGTTATCGCGTAACACCAGTCAAAAAGGACTAACGCCATGAAAAAGAAAATTAACAGCTTAACTGCTGGTGGCCAGACTCGGCCTGAAATCCTTCCGGGCGATATTTTCAAGGATAACCGGGGGGAAAGGGTAACGGTGAAAATGGTTACTGATAACCGGATTACGTATATCAGGGAGGGTTATTCCGGAGAGTGTGTTTTCCCGGTCGAACGATTTGAAAGGGAGTTCAGTCCGGTAAAACGGCAGACGTTCAGCGAATGGTGCAAGTCGAATAACACAGCAGAAAAAATTCAGTATTTGCGGGCTTTAATTGCTGCTAAGAGAGCTGGCAAATGAAACGTGCTCCGAACTTAAAATTTCTGCCAAAGGAAAAATTTACAGAGGCAATCATTTTTGCCGGGGCTGATGCTTACGCTCATGCAAAGGGATGGGAAGAGGGCCTGGGTAAACAAATTGCCGAAGATACAACGCCCCCTGTCTGGCTGGGGCCAAAGCAACTGGCGGAACTGGATAACCTGCAAATTATTGATAAAGGTCGCCGAAGCGCCCGTGTATATATTGCTGGAGTTATTGAACCGAGACTGATAAACGCCATTGGCGAGAAGCTGGCGCGGGCAGGAGTGCAAGATGCCAAGCTATACAAGGGGATTCCCGACCGCCAGCCAGAGGACTGGCATGATTATCTGGAGAGGATCCGTACGGAAAGTGTTGTTGTCGATCTCCCGGTCACGAAACGCGAACCAGACCATAGCGGAGTCGCACCAGCATTGAATCAGATGGTGGCCAGCCAGCGCGGTGAAGTCTTACTGGCTCATTATGACGGCGATCTGGCAATTCATGCCGACTCGGACACCGTACACCACTATAACGGTGTGGTGTGGATTCCTCTCCCGGATAAAGAGCTGCAGCGTGAAATGGCGCAGATTTACATCGATGCTGAGGTAGCCTATTCGCAGAACGGCATCAAATCGGCAGTGGAAACCATGAAGTTAAGCCTCCCGGTGATGGGCGTAACAGCCAGAAATCTGATTGGGTTTAGTAATGGGGTATTTGATACCCGGACGGGAGAATTCCGCGAGCACTGTAAAACTGACTGGCTGTTAATCTCAAGCGAATTACCCTTCAGTCCACCAGCCGAAGGGGAAACCTTAGCCAGTCACGCGCCTAATTTCTGGAAGTGGCTCCGGCGTTCCGTGGCCAGTAATGACCGTAAAACAGATCGTGTGTTGGCTGCGTTGTTTATGGTGCTGGCGAACCGGTACGACTGGCAGTTATTCCTGGAGGTAACGGGACCGGGTGGTAGCGGTAAAAGCGTGATGGCGGAGATCTGCACCATGCTGGCGGGTAAGGCTAATACGGTGTCGGCCAGTATGAAGGCTCTGGAGGATGCGAGAGATCGCGCTCTGGTGGTTGGTTACTCGCTGATTATCATGCCGGATATGACCCGTTATGCTGGAGATGGTGCCGGGATTAAGGCCATTACAGGTGGTGATAAGGTTTCCATCGACCCGAAACATAAAGCGCCGTACTCGACACGGATACAGGCGGTAGTGATGGCTGTTAATAACAATGCTATGACCTTTAGTGATCGCAGTGGTGGGATATCGCGTAGACGAGTGATATTCAACTTCACCGAAGTTGTACCGGAGAACGAACGTGATCCGATGCTGGCTGAGAAAATAGAAGGGGAACTGGCGGTAGTTATTCGTCATCTGCTTACACGCTTTGCAGACCAGGATGAAGCCAGGCGGCTATTGTATGAACAGCAGAAATCAGAAGAGGCTTTAGCGATTAAACGTGAAGGTGATTCGCTGGTGGATTTCTGCGGCTACCTGATGGCGTCGGTAGTATGTGACGGTATGTTTATCGGCAACGCTGAGATAGTGCCCTTCAGCCCGCGTAAATACCTGTATCACGCGTATCTGGCGTACATGAGGGCCAATGGTTTGAACAAGCCAGTATCATTGATGCGTTTCGGTACGGATATGCCTGGCGCAATGGCTGAGTATGGTAAGGAGTACCAGAAGCGAAAGACGAAGCGCGGTATCAGGTCAAACGTTACGCTGCACAACGATTCAGACGACTGGATGCCATTGTGTTCAGGTACTGCTGATAATACCGAGGAAGTGTAAAGTTATAGATAAAGTGTTCACCAGTATTCACCTTGTAAAAAAATCTATCTATTACATGGTGTTAATGGGTGAACACTTATTTATGAAGTATTCACCAAGTATTCACTTGTTCACCTTTTGATTGTTTTTTAGCCTGATAGGTGAAGGGTAGGGTGAACACTAGTGAATACTAAAAAGGAAAGTGTACACCACTTAACAATATGAATTTGTTATAAAAATTTCCAAAGATGAAGGGGTGAACACTTAAACACATATTTTTTTATTTTTTAAAGGAGGGGGTATGCCAATTACTTTTCAGGATATCAAAGAACACTATGAGATGTATGGTCTCCGGGACTTAAGCGACATGTCGACGGCAGAGTATAAACAGGCTCTCGCTGATGGTGCTTTCTTCTGGATCGATCATCATGATTTTGTTCGTAGTACGCTGTCAGGTGAGATCTTGGCAACAAACAAGGAGCAACTCGGTGTCCTGATCGACCATCTAAAAGAATTTATAGAGAAAACTCCTCAACCATCCATATGGTTAAGTGAAAAGAAATAAAAATGGCCTGAAATCTCAGGCCATAACGTTACATGAAGTAAATATCTTCAGTACGCTTGAAAACACTCATAATGCTGTGTGCTTCGCTTGGACATTCTCCATTCTTCACAAGAGTTTTCCAGAAGTCATGATCGAAGCAATTATCAAGATATAGATAGCGACAGATATTGAGCAGGTCTCCACGATCCCAGCCAGGCTTGTACCTGACCTGAAGTTCATCTTCTAATGCATAGAAGGTCAATCCTTCTTTATTCAGCCACGCATCATCAAGCCTCTTCGCTAGGAAAAGGGTCTTCTCTTTCGGAGTGATGAAAAAATCGGCAAAAGGCTCGTGGGGTTTTTGCGGCACGCTCCCATCGGTGTCGCTCATTGCTGGATAGACTCCTGACTCCCAAGCGAATAAGTAAGCATCAGTGAATTCGTTGTGGTGTTTTCCGATATGCATGATTTGAAGGCGCTGCTGGTTAAACAACGCTTGCATGATGTTACGATCAGACATGTAGACCTCCTTTTCAAAGAAAAAGTTAGCGATGAAAACTATATGGGATAAACGCTAGCTTTGTAAATTATTTGTACTCACCCTTACCCATTCCTACTTCTGTATCTCACGGGGGTTTTCTTTATATTTTTCATGTATATCTTCAAGAGTGGCACTCAGACGTGAGCCGCCACTGTCCACCCGGTTCTTCCGGCAGATCCGCGGTTTTCTCTCCGGGTGGACATCCCTTAAAGCGCTGGTTTCACGTCTTAACATTAATTGTTACGGAAACCACTCCATGAAGAAATTACTCGAATTACGCCAGCAAAAAACCGAACTCAAAACGCAGATGCGCACCCTGCTTGAAAAAGCCGACAGCGAAAAACGAAACCTGACCGATGAGGAAGGCTCGCAGTTTGACGAACTCCGCACCCGCGCTCAGACACTCGATACTGAAATCAGCCGCTACGAAGCCATAGCCAGCGAAGAACGTAACCAGCCAGGCCACCCGGTGAACGAAAACGGCGTAAGCAACGACGAACTACGCACCTACATTCTGACCGGGGAAGCCCGCAGCCTGTCTACCGGCATTCCGGAAGATGGCGGCTATACCGTTATTCCTGAACTCAACAAACAGATTATGCAGCAGCTTAACGATGAGTCCGTTATGCGCAAAATCTGTACCGTGAAAAAAATCGGCAGCAACGAGTTTAAGCAGCTTGTCTCTGTGGGCGGAACGGTGGTTAACCGCGGCGAGGAAGGTCAGGCCCGCAGTGAAACGGCAACGCCAAAGCTGGAAGAAGTCAGTATCCGCCTGTTCCCGGTTTACACCTATCCGAAGACCACGCAGGAAATTATCGATTTTTCCGGCAGCGATATCATGGGCTGGCTGTCCTCTGAAATTGGTGATGCTTTCGTCGATACCGAAGAAGCGGATCTGGCATCCGGAGACGGTGTGAAAAAAGCGAAGGGTTTTCTCTCTTACCCACGCAGCCCGGACGGTGACAAAACGCGTCCGTTCGGCACAATCCAGAAGGTCACCGTGAGTGTACTTAATGCGGATTTTCTGATTGACCTGAAATTTAAACTTCGTGCGAAGTACCGCAAAAATGCCGTATGGGTGATGAACTCGAACGCGGCGGCCTCCGTTCAGAAACTGAAAAACGGCAACGGGGATTACATCTGGCGCGACCGTTTACAGGCTGGCGACCCGGATACGCTGCTGGGCCTTCCGGTGGAATATCTCGAAACCATGCCGGACAACCTGATCGGTATTGGCGACTTTAAACGTGGCTATTTCATCGTTGACCATGAGACGGGTACCCGCACCCGCCCGGACAACATCACCGAACCGGGCTTTATCAAAATTCATACGGATAAATATCTGGGCGGTGGTGTGGTTGATTCCTGCGCCATCAAGCTGCTCGAAATCTCCGCTTCCTCCACCAAATAATTCACAGGGGCTTCGGCCCCTTTCTGACCTTTATGGAGTCCGTTATGGATACCGTTAATTTTGAAATCCGCACCTCTGAACTTATCGCCAAAGAGCGCAGGCTGGTGGGCTATGCGGTACGCTGGAACAGCCTGTCAGAAATTATCTGGGATGAATTCCGCGAACAGTTTACGCCGGGAGCGTTTGCTGGCCATCTCGCATCCGGTAATGATGTGCGTTGTTTATTTGAACATGACTATACGCAACTGCTGGGGCGTACCAAATCCGGAACGCTGATACTGTCGGAAGATGATACGGGGCTGCGATTTGAACTGACGCCACCCAGTACACAGTTAGGTAATGATGTGCTGGCGCTGGTGGAGCGGGGTGATATCGACGGGATGTCCTTTGGATTTCGGGCGTTGAAAGAGTCGTGGGATATTACCCGGCAACCTTATCTGCGCACCGTCACCGCTGCCGAGCTACGGGAAATCACGATCACTTCTCTGCCTGCTTACCCGGAGTCCGGCGTGGAAATCGCGCACCGTTCGCTTTTCTCCCAACATCCTGAACTGCGCCGCGCTGGTGATAACCGTCGCCGCTGGGCTGACTTAGCGGGGCTCTGATATGTGGAATATCTGGCCTTTCAGCCGTAAGGCAGAACAACGCAGCATGACCATTGATGAATGGCTGGCGATGGCGGGCATACCTAATACCGGCTCTGGTGAATATGTTTCTGCGAGTACGGCGGAATCTCTGCCGGCTGTCATGAACGCCGTATCGGTCATCAGTGAAGCAGTGGCAACTATGCCCTGTTATCTCTACCGGGTAACGAATGATAAAGGGCGTGAGGCGCGGGAGTGGCTGAGTAATCACCCGGTGGATTATCTGCTGAATGAGCAGCCGAACGACTGTCAGACACCGTATCAGTTTAAACGTACGATGATGCGTCACTGTCTGCTGAACGGTAACGCTTATGCGGTGATCCGCTGGGGGCGTGACGGACAACCTGAATCACTGCATCCATATGCACCGGGGGCCGTAGTACCGGAGCGTCTGTCCGGACACCGTTACAAATACACCATTACTGAACCATTTACCGGAATCACCCGAACCTATCTTCAGGAAGAGATTCTGCATCTGCGTTATGCCACGGATGATGGTTTTCTGGGGCGCTCACCGATAACCATCTGCCGCGAGGCGCTGGGGTTAGGTCTGGCCCAGCAGCGCCACGGTGCCAGCATTATGAAAGATGGAATGATGGCGGCTGGCGTGGTTACTACTGCTGAATGGCTCGACAGCGTGAAGGGCAGACAGGCTCTGGACGCACTGGAGCGCTACAAAGGCGCCAGAAATGCCGGGAAAACGCCGATCCTTGAAGGTGGCATGGACTACAGGCAACTGGGCATGAGCAATCAGGATGCCGAATGGCTGGCATCCCGTCGTTTCACCATTGAAGACATTGCCCGCATGTTCAATGTGTCGCCGATCTTTCTTCAGGAATACAGCAACAGCACCTACAGCAACTTCAGCGAAGCGAGCCGCGCCTTTCTCACCATGACCATGCGTCCCTGGCTGGCGAACTTCGAACAACAAATCAAATCCGCTTTGCTGGTGGCCCGTCCTGCATCCGGTACCCGTTATCAGGTTGAGTTCGATTCTGCTGACCTTCTCCGTGCCACACCAACCGAACGCTACGCCACTTACGAACGCGGTATTAAAAACGGGATTATGAATCCGAATGAAGCCCGCGAACGTGAGGGGATGCCACCGCGTGAAGGTGGGGACGAATTCAGCCAGGCATGGAAGCAGCAGATCGAAGTAAATAGCAATAAAAGTAAGGAGGGTGGCGAATGAGAGCCGGAGGATTAAAACATCGAATAACGCTGCAGCGCTATGAACAAAGTCAGGGGCCATTGGGGGAACCGATAAAACGCTGGGTGGACTACGCCACAGTCCGGGCAGAAGTAAAAGGTATCTCTGGCCGGGAACTCCTGGCTTCCGGTTCGTTGTCCTCTGAGGCCACAGTCAGAATCTGGATACGCTATCGCAGTGATGTTAAGCAGGGACACAGGGTGAAATATATGTCACCCGCAGTCAGTGGTGACATTTACGGTATAGAGGCGGCCCTCCCGGATAACAACCGCACCAGTCTTGAACTGCTTTGTAAAGGAGGTGTGGCCAATGGCTGAGTTAATCACTCTGAAAGAAGCAAAGCTGCATTGTCGTATTGATGATGATTACGAAGACGCATTGATTCAGGCGTATATCGAAGCGGCGCTGGAGGTCTGCCAGAAGCATATCGGCAAGCGGTTCGATAACGGGCTGGAGTTTACGCCCGCTATCAAGATTGGCTGTCTGATGTATGTCTCTCAGTTGTACGAGTACCGCACGATGATTGGTGATACCGACGCCAAAGAGATACCGATGGCCGTCTCTGCGTTGTGGTCTGTCTACCGGGATGTGGGGCTGTACTGATGCCGTGGCAACCACTACGCCGGTGCACGGAGCCGGGATGCAATAAACGTGTGAAGTCCGGCAAGTGTGATGAGCATAAGCGGGATGCCCGTCGACAAAGCGACAGCCGAAGAGGTACACGAACAGAGCGCGGTTACTCCAACCGCTGGGGCGAATACCGTCGTCATTTTCTGAAAGCTAATCCGCTGTGTGTCCACTGTCTCAGGGCTGGCGTCTATACATCGGCAACTATCGTCGATCACATCATCCCTATCGAGGGTGAAGCCGATGTGCTGTTCTGGCCTGCCAGTAATCACCAGTCGTTATGCGCTGCCTGTCATGGGCGCAAGACAACCACAACAGACCCGGTGACGAAGCAGCAGCGTAAAGCCGGTAAGTTCCGTGAGCAGGAAGAAGCAGCCCGTCATCGTACCGACTGGCTCTATGAGGCAAACAATGACTGAGCAGGAACAGCAGCGGCTGATTAGTGGGCTGATAAAGCAGCGCGAGTCATGGCAACCAGCCAGACAGAGAGCGCATACGAAGCCCGCAGCAAAGCGTATGAGCCAGCGTGACCGGGAGCTTATGGAATGCTTCCGCAACCGCTGACAGGCCGAATGGACGGGGTGGGGGAGGTTTTCAGGACAAACCCCTCTCAGCGAGGAACCACCCGCTCCCTCAAATTTTTACGCACGGCGTTTTTTTTGATAGCAGAAAGTTATAAGGAAACAATTAGTTATGGCAAGACCACCTAAACCACCTGCCTACCTTGATGAAATTGCGGTACAGCAGTGGAAGACGAAAGCGAAACAACTTGCCGAACGCGGCGATTTGACCCCTGCCGACTGGAACGGCCTAGAATTATATTGCGTCAACTACTCGATGTACCGAAAGGCGGTTGAAGATATTGCCCTGCGTGGCTTTGTGGTCGAAGGTTCGCGCGGTGCGGCAACCAGCAACCCGGCACTCAAGGCCAAGTCAGACGCAGAAAAAATCATGATAAAAATTTGAGGGAGCGGGTGGATATTGGCGGTCGCTATTTCTGGATAGATACCACCAAGAACGGCGATCCGCTCGAGCTGCCAATCACTGAAACTCTGCTGAGCACCAGTGTT